CACGAAGGGGCTGTCGGCGCTATTACGGCGCTTGGTATATTGCCACACTGTTACTAAATGGAGGCCTTAATGTCTTTCAAAATCCCAATGTGGGCAGTCAGATTGGCACTTCTGACAGCTCTGCTGTTGATAGGTGCCATGCTTTCTGGTCTGCTCACGAGTGGATGCGAAATGATCAATAAGGTAGAACTGAGACTTCGGGATTATCCCGACTCCGGTTCAATCACTTACGAAGCTGTTGGAAACAACAGAATTCTGAGTGACTCCTCCAGGGGTGCGTTGGCTGTGAAGCCACGTCACCTGATGAAGGGTGCATCATGAAAGGCCGTTGGGTTAACCACCGTTTCTATACCATTCCGAAAGGAAAGGGTACTTGGGAGCGGACGAAGTACAAAAGATCGTACAAGCCCGATGGTTATTACACAGATGCAATGCCTGCGCGGTATGCGAATTTTGCATACAGCCAGCAAGCCGGCCCTGTTGGAGAAAGCTATACTAGCGAGTATCAGTACAATGCTAGGAAGCTTGTTTCGACTGCAGGTAGTGTTTATTCCTACCGCGGCCGGTGGCCAGAGCCTGACGCAAATGGCTGGTTACCCGTCAACGATTTTCTAGTTGAGAGGGGGAACGTCAAAGCCAGTGGTCAATTCGATGTTACGGGTATCAATGCATTAGGTACCACGCGATATCGCCTTAGTGGACGTGGCTGGATGGCCATGAACACTAAAATTTGGCCTGCAAGCTTACCTAGCTTGCATACCGATGAAATGAACGTCTTGATAGCTGAAGCTAAGCAGAAGGCATATGCCGCTGCCGCGAAGGCTAAGTTTGATTCCGCTGTAGAACTGGCGGAACTCGATGAGGCGGTCGGACAGCTGATGAAAGCTGCTCCCCGACACATTGGTAACATTAGGGCCTTTCTTCGAGAGAGATCTAAGCTTAGTAAAGCGAAGAAATCTGGGAACAAGCGTCTGCTGAAACGTTATGCAGATTCTAAGAAAGAGCGTCAGCGGAAGAATCCTCCAAAACCTACTAATAAGTTAGCCGAAAATTGGTTAACTTGGAGGTATGGGATACTTCCAATGATTCTCAGTTATGAGGATCTGTTGGAGTATTTGAAGGATCCTAAGAAACAGCGACGCACAGCGAGTGGCTCCGTAAGGAGAAAGACAAAGGAGTATTCCTACGTCACCCATACGTTGTGGGATGCCCGTTATGTTTTTAAGGTCACTACGACTTATGAGCAGTGGGCGTCTACGAAGCTTTTCTTGGCCGGTGTAACCGACCCGCACGCCATGGGTTTTGGCGCCTATGATCTGCTTCGTGCAGCATGGGAAAGAACCCCGTACAGCTTCGCTGCTGACTGGTTTTTGAACATTGGACTAGCTTTGGACTCGCACAGGCCTGTAAAGGTCAACGTGTGTCACCAAAGTAACACCTATTGTTCGAAGGTTACGCGAGTCGTTAAACTTCATAAGAAGGAGAAAATTACGAGCTCAATACATTCGAGTTCGAAAGTTTCCTTTGAATTGAAATCGAAGCGCTTTTTTATGACGCGCAACGGTGTTGTCGATTTGCCCACTCTACCTGTGTTCAGCATGAAAAGCTGGATACCGGAGCGGAAGTTGGATGCCTTGGCGCTATTGTGGCTCAAGGCTAGACGTTAGATCAATTATGAGTCCCCAAAAGCGGGGTAGTGTTGGTTTAACTTTCTATATACTTTAACAAACGGAGTAAACCGTGAGTAAAACATTGAAAGTAGGAGTAACTGCCTACACACCTACTGGTGGATCTGACGAAACTTATGTCGGAGTGCCCAGTAATGAACAGGGCGAGTCATATGCAAATAGCGATGAAACAACCGCTTCTTTGCGCGAACGTTTGAATCTCCGCGCACGCATTGGGTCCATTTCTGGATCTGGTGTCGTGACGAAAGAGAAACGAACGGCTCGTTTGACCGTGCCCGTTGCCGATGCCGTGACCGGCGAAATTCGGTACGCAGCTGTGCGTATTGAGTTCACTGCCGACCCACGTGACTTTGGTGATCTTATCGGCGAAATGCGCATGAAGGCTGCTGAACTAGCAACCGGCGCACAGTTCGATGATTTTCATGACTTCGGAACAGAAGTGTAATTTGTTCCTAACTAACCTTAAACTAAAGGTAAAGTATGAAAAAGAAACCAACAAAAGTTTCACGTGGGCTTGTGGCAAATAGTCACAGCTTAGATGATGTTATGTGGAACCTCGCATACCATCTAGTCACAGACCTCGATTTGAGACGGGATACCCGTCCTCTGCTCCAGATCATAAGAGCTAAGGATATTAGGGCGTTCCGGAACTACGACTTTACATGGTCGAATGAACCGGGATACTTCAAAAAGGTGTACCAAATCGAATCTCTCTTCAAAAGATACATATTTGAAGAGGACATTCACACAATTCCATCGTTGGTAGCGAAGGCAGAAGATGACTTTGTTCAAAGTCAGCTGACCTTCAATCTACCCCCCAATCTCCCGCTTTATGCAAGAGAGGCTCTCGAGGAGGCACGCAAGGTAATGTGCCAAATACTCGGTCCTTTCGAACCTAGGGCAATGATTAGTGAATGTAAATGGGGAAAACGAGCTGCCCTTGATTTACCAGGGCGTAATAGTTACCTTGACAACCGTGTCAAAGCGGTCAATGGCAATAGGTTTCAGCTCGCATGGCTTCGTCACGTGATTCTTGGCGATAAGCTCCTTGCGGAGTGCGTCAATACAGAATCATGGAGTTTGGCCAACTGTGTAAACTATAACACTGTACCTAAAAGCTACAAGAGCATGCGCGGAATCGCCCCAGATACAACTGTGGGTGGATTCCTTTCTTCGGGCCTCGGCGCTCTCATTCGGGAGCGCTTGGAAACCGTAACGCATATTGATCTTAGTAAGGCCCAAATGCTTCACCGACAAATGGCTAAGCGCTCTTCCATAACTGGGAAGGACGCCACCATTGATATGTCGAAGGCTTCGGACTCCTTTACTTGGGATCACATCAAGTCTCTTGTACCAGGGGATTGGCTACCCGTCCTTCGGGCGGTCCGAACACCTAATATCAAAATAAAAGATCAAAGCATTGCGCTAAGATCCTATATGCTGATGGGTTCCGGTCATACCTTTCCCTTACAAACAGCTTTATTCTACTCTTTGGCACAAGGTTGTTGCAACCTAGCCGGTATTAAAAGGAAACCTCATGTGTATGGCGACGATATTATTGTCGACACGCGCGTGGCGCCTGCTTTTATAAGTGTTATGCAGGCACTTGGGTTTACTATTAATAAGGAGAAGTCTTTCATTGCAGGCTCTTTTAGAGAGTCGTGTGGTGGGGATTATCACACTGGAGTAGACGTTCGCCCTTTCATGTTCCAACATAGCGGTGGATTGCTATGTAAGAACAACATGCTCGCCTCGATTCTGCAGATTATGAACGGTCTGCTGGAACGTTGGTCAGAGGTAGAGGTACCACGAACACTTGTGTACCTTGCTACATTTTGGGCAACTCTGACACCTAGGCCGATTCCTATTGGCCAATATGGTGTTCAGAGCTCAGATGAAGCACTTCTGTGGCGATGTTTTTCAATACCACAGGAGGAACCAACGCTTACGATGCTGTCACCAGGCTCTTTCTACTTTGAACAAACTGTTCTTAGGATAAGAGGGTCACGTCGTAAGTTGGCATGGGAACTACCCTACTTATGGGATAAGCTCAGGTCATCCAAGAATATGGATGATTCTGATCCGCTGAAACGAGTGAGAAACTCGGAAGCGGCCCAAGAAGAGTACGGTAGTGTTGAGAGGAAGGAACCTTTTTGCCTTTTCGAACCTGTGAAAGGTAGGAAGCGTGGGTACGAATGGAAGAAAATTAAAATATTTCCATTCATAGGGTAGGCCCTTAGTTAGGGCCTCTAACCGGTTCATAACATGGTCATAGCGCGTTTGCGCGGCCCCCCTTGGTGGG